GATGGATATTTTGGTAAAAAGTTGGAAAATGGCAAACTTATCTCCGTAAGTTACATTGTTACTGATGGTGAAGCAGGAAATGGACCTTCCGTCTTTGAATTTCAAGCAAATCTTCAAGATCAGAAAGGTGAGAGAGTAATTCCTAGTGGGTCAGTGCCTGTTATAACCATTCAGAAGGCGATGAATGGTGGTAGAATTGAAGATGTGTCTTCTATTAAGTATTTCGCCCCAAGACTGTACTCAGCGCAATACAGAGCGGTTACATCAAGAGATTATGAGGCAATTATTGCTTCAGTTTATCCAAATACCGAGTCTGTTGCAGTTGTTGGTGGTGAAGAATTAGTACCACCACAGTTTGGTACCGTTCAAATTAGCATAAAACCCAAAAATGGCACATATGTCTCCGATTTTGATAAAAGAAATATTCTGAATAAGATCAAGCAATACTCAATTGCAGGTATTAATCAAAAAATTATTGATCTTAAGGTTCTTTATGTTGAAATTGAATCTAATATCTATTATAACTCCTCACAGGTTGCTACTGTTGATGGTTTAAGGACTAATATTATTGATAGTCTTACAAAATACTCTAAAGACGTTGATATGAATCGTTTTGGTGGAAGATTTAAGTATAGTAAGGTTCTTCAACTAATTGATCGTGTTGATACTGCAATTACTTCTAATATCACTAAGGTGAAAATTAGAAGAGATATGAAGGCATTGGTTAATCAGTTTGCTCAATACGAAATTTGCTTTGGCAATAGATTTAATGTCAAACCAAATGGACTGAATATTAAATCTACAGGATTTAAAATTGTTGGTGATACTTCAACGGTGTATATCACAGATCTACCAAATGCAGACCTTAAGAGTGGAGTTGTTTCCATAGTTAAGATTGGCGCTAATGGAATAAAAACTGTTGTTGCCAAAGAAGCGGGTGTAGTTGATTATATGAAGGGGGAAGTTATTCTCAATACTATCAATATTGTTGAAACTGAAAGACCAAATAATATTGTTGAGATTCAGGCTTTCCCAGAATCCAATGATGTGGTTGGTTTAAAAGACCTTTACCTCAGTTTTGGCGTTTCAAGTAGTACAATAAATATGGTTAAAGATGTTATTGCATCTGGTGAAGATATTTCTGGCGTGTCTTTCACAAGAGACTATTATACTTCAAGTTATTCCAACGGAGATCTAGAGAGGAAATAAAATATGTCGCAATTTGAGAAGAGAGTGCAACTCAATAAAATTATTGAGAGCCAACTTCCAGAGTTTTTAGTTGCTGATTTTCCAAACGCTATAGAATTTTTTAGACAATATTATTTGTCTTTAGAACATCAGGGCGGTAGTGTAGATCTTGTAGATAATCTTGATCGATATATCAGAGTAGATAATCTCGTTCCAGAGGTTGTTGTAGGTGAGACATCTCTTACAGGAGATATTACATCTTCTCAAGATACTATTCAGGTAACTTCTACGAAAGGATTTCCTGATGAGTATGGTCTTTTACAAATTGGTGATGAAATTATTACCTATAAATCAAAGACTGACACTTCTTTCACCAGTTGTGTTCGTGGATTTAGTGGAATTTCTGGATATGACACGGGAATTTCCAATATTTTCAGCAATGTAAACAGTCAAAATATTATTTTTAGTGAAACTTCTGCATCCGCCGCGGCCAATGGATCAGTAGTCAAGAACTTAAGTGTTATTTTCTTACAAGAATTTTATAAAAAATTAAAAAAAACCTTTACTCCAGGACTAGAAGAGTATGATTTTGTTTCTGATTTAGATGTTGGAAACTTTATCAAGCATGCAAGGAACTTTTATCAATCAAAGGGTATTGCAGAATCTATTAGAATTCTTTTCAAAGTTCTCTATGGTGTTCATGCTGAAGTATTAGATCTTGAAAGTAGACTAATTAAACCATCTTCTGCCGAATATATCAGAAGAGAAATTATTGTAGCAGAAAATATTTCTGGTAATCCTTTTGGGTTAGAAGGTCAGACAATATTTAAGTCAAATGATCTCGATACAAATGCATCAGTTTCTGATGTTGAGATTTTTACAAGAGACACTAAAACTTTTTATAAACTTGGTGTCTTTGTTGGATATAATGATAGAGACCTTGTAGAGGGTATTTTTACTATTCCTGGAGCATCTAGATCATTAGAACCAGTTGAAGTAAATGCGTCTGTAATTAGTGTCGACTCTACAATTGGATTTGGTCAAACAGGGACTGTTATTTCTGGAAACAATAGAATTGATTATACTTCAAAGAGTATTAATCAGTTTTATGGTTGTACTGGTATCACATCAAAGATTAATCTCTCTGATATTATAAGGGCAGATGAAACCATTTTTGGTTATGAGGATGGTGATATTGAGAATAGATGTGATATGAGAATCACTGGAGTTCTATCAGAATTAAAACCTTTGGTAGATATCCCTTTGATGGAAGAAGGTGAGGAGATAACCACAAAAAATGTTGGAGAGGTTATTGAGAATCCTATCGTTGATAGGACCTATAAGGAAATGTTTGCCAATTCTTGGGTTTATAATACCAGCCCAAGATTTAAGGTAGAAGAAGTAAATTCTTCAGTATTCACACTGTTTTCTGATATTGATAAGGCATACCTTAAACTAGGAGATTCTGTTGAGGTTCTCATTGGCAATAGTCAACAGGTAGTTGTACCTGATCCAAATGTTACTAATGCATCATTTGCAACAGTATCTTCAATAAACACATTAACTAAAGAAGTTACTCTATCTAATATTGGATCTTTTATACCAGATCCTAATAAGGATTATAGTATTAGACGAAAGATTGTAAAGGCAAAGAGTTCTGGAGTAGTTCTTACTGTAGGTAATGAAGTATACCTTGCAAATACATCTAATATCTACGTAGATGATTCTGCAATCTTTGGATATTTGGCATCAAATTCCCTTCCAGGATACACTATAAAAGATGATATTGTTGAATCTATACTTCCAGATGGATATATTAAAACATTAGGTTCAAACAATACTCAAGGATTGGGTGGTTATAGTCCTTATTATAAGGTTTATGAAACTATTGTATTTTCAACACCAGTTAATTTTAGAGATGGTGATGAAATAGTTTACACTGCAGAAAGTCCTTTAATTGGACTTTCATCTGGAGAAAGTTATTATGTAAAACTTGTTGCTGCAAACGAAATTAAATTATACCCTTCAAAGTCTCAACTTGCCAATAATGCTAAAACTGAGGCAAACTTTGATGATATTGTTAGATTTAATCCAAACTTTGGTGTTGGGGCACATAATTTTACTTTAAAGAGACATGAAAATAGAACTCTTTCAAGTAAAAAAATTCTTAGAAAGTTTCCATTATCACAGCAACTACAAGGTAGTAAAAGTGTTGATAGGACTGTAAGTAATGTTGGAGTATTGATTGATGGTGTAGAGATTGTAAGTCCCGATTCCACGGATAAAATTTATTATGGACCTATAGAAGAATTTGAAGTTCTTAATGGTGGTAAAGGATATGATATTATAAATCCACCTGAATTAAATATTGCTGATATTGCAGCAAGATCTGGTCTTCCTGATGGAACTGGTGCAAAGGTTGAGCCAGTTATTATTGGTAGTGTTAAGGAAGTTATTGTTGACCCTCAAGAATTCGGATTTGATGAATTCTTATCTCTGGATTTAGTAGGTGGTAATGGATCTGGTTGCTCTTTGGAACCAGTTATTGGAACAAGATTTAGAGAGATATCTTTTGACAGTCGCAGATTAGATGTTGGTGGCGGAATTGATCCCAGTAATGAAACCATTACATTTATAAAGGCACATAATCTTGCAGATGGTGATCATATTATCTACAATCAAAATGGTAATAATCCTATTGAGATTGGACAAGCATATGATCCAAATAATATCTCAACAGGAGGTTTGAGTAGTGGTGATGAATATGTAATTAGAATTGTAAATACTTCAACTATTAGATTATTTAAAAATGATAATGATGCATTTGCACCTTCTGCATCAGGTATTACCACTGTAAGTACTGGTATCAATACTATTGGTCTTTCAGCTGCTACATCAGCATCCGGTATTCATAAATTTAGAACTCTATCGCAAAAAAATGTAAGATCTATTACTGTTCTTAATAGTGGATCTGGTTATGCTCACAGAAAATTAAGAGTAAAATCTAGTGGTATTTCTACAGAGTATAATTCAGTATACTTTAATAATCATGGATTTAAGACTGGAGAAATAGTTACATATAAATCAACAGGTAATCCTATTGTTGGTCTCTCTACTTTAAATAGTTATTCTATTCAACTTGTAGATTCAGATCAATTTAGACTTGTAAATGTTGGCATTGCTGGAACATTTGCTGATGATCTTGAAAAATCAAAGTTTAGTAAATTTGATTCTATTGGAAGTGGTTACCATATTTTTCAATATCCAGAGATTAAAGTTAATGCTAATGTTTCTTTTGGAGCATCTGGTATTGGAACCTTTACCTTTACACCAATTGTAACTGGTGAGATTACTGATGCCTATTTGTATGAATCTGGAACTGGATATGGATCTACCGTATTTAATTTACATACAAAACCAAGAATTTCAATAAGTAAAGGTAAGAATTCTCAACTTGCCCCAATTATTTCTAATGGAAGAATTGTTGATGTTCAAGTATTGAATAAAGGATCTGAATATAATTCAATCCCAGAACTTAAAATTGAAGATCCTTCTGGTGGAGTAGGTGCAATTCTCAGACCCGTACTTTTAAATGGAAAGATTGATGATGTTATTGTCATTAATCCAGGTATTGGGTATAGCACATCTTCTACCTCACTATTTGTAGATTCTAGAGGATCTGGTGCAATTTTCGATACGAGAGTTAGAGATTTAACAGTAAACGATGCGTTTAGATTTGGAAAAATTTCTGCAACAAGAAATCCAGAAATCTATTCTAGTCTTTATAAGGATGAGAAGCAGGATTCTTTGGTTTATGGAATATATGGATACTCCGAAGACCTTGCATCAAACTTTGAATCTTTAAATGGATCTCACTCACCCATTATTGGATGGGCATATGACGGAAATCCAATTTATGGTCCCTTTGGATATCAAACGGCAGATAATGTTCAGTCAGGTGTTGCTAGACTTGAAACTGGGTATGAATTAAGCACCAATTCTATTGTTAATAGACCACCTACTTTTGAACCAGGATTCTTCAAAGAAGATTACTTATATACTAATAGTGGTGATCTAGATTTACACAATGGTAGATTCTGTAAAACTCCAGAGTTTCCAAATGGAGTTTATGCATACTTTGTTGGAGTTACAACCAGTGGGCAAAACTCTGCAAAATTTGCACCAGCATATCCATATTTTGTTGGAAATAAATTTAAATCGCAAGTAATAGGTGAAAATCTAATTTTAGATCAAACATTTGATTTTAATGGAAATAATCTTGTTAGAAATACTTTCCCATATAAAGTCGGTGATCCACATGCAGATTATGACTTTATCAATGAATCTTATGAAACTTTCCAACAACGTTCTAATGTAGAATCAGTTACAAAGGGTGCTGTTGATGAAATTAGAGTCATTGATGGTGGAGTTGGTTACTCTATTGGTGATAGGGTTAACTTTAATTTTGAAAATACAGGTGGTGCTGGTCTTAGAGGAGAAGTTCAAGAATTGAAAGGTGCTGGTATATCTTCTATTAGAACTGAATTGGAAAGAAATGTAAACTGTGTACTTGTTTGGGATAATGACAATCAAGTTTCTGCTTACAATCGCAATGGATATGATTTAAATAATAACGATACCGTTCTTGTCGGCAGTCTTTCGACCTCTGTGCCATTCCTTAGTGGATCTAAGAGAATAGGATTTACTACAGAGTCTGTTGGTCTTGCAGGAACAATGACCAGTTATTCAGGTCTTCCTGGTGGTAAATTTGAGGATATTTTCGTTTCTAGAAGATTTAGAGAAGTATCGATTGGCAATTCTATAACAATTACATCCTCCGATGGTAATGAGACTGTAAGAGTTCTCAATGACTATTCAAACGGTGTACTTACTGTTAAGAGATTTGGATCTACTGGTGTAGCACACTCCTTCGGAAGTGATCTTAGTTTGAGTTCTGATAGAGTCAGACTTCCAGTAAAAACTACAAAGTTTGATTCCGAGAGAAATAAACTAATTTATTTCAATGCAGTAACATCAGTTGGTGTTGGAACTACTGCAGGTGGAGCTCAAAAGAAAGTAAGAACAGTTGGAGTCACTACATCTAGCGTTTCTGTCCCGTGCAGAGCAATTTATATCCCTAATCATGGATTAAGAACCGGAGAAAGAATTACATTTACTAAGAGCACTCTTGCTGGCGTAGATTCTCTTATTGTGGGGAATAATTCGCTTAACCAAGGGACATTCTTTATTCCAGATACAAATACATTATCAAGTGAAGTATTTGTTATAAACAAAGGCGAAAATCTCATTGGATTAACAACGCAAGTTGGTTTAACCACTGCATCTGAAGGATTGTTCTTCTATAGTGATGGATCTAATAATTCAGAGTATCTTTTAGAAACTAATAACGAACAAATTCTTGGAAATGTTGATAGAATTACAACTATTGTTAGTACTTCGTCAACTCATGGTCTACTGAATAAAGACGTTATCAAACTAAATGTAGTCCCAAATACTGTTGTTGGTTTTGGAACAACTGGAGCATTGAATATAAAATTGAATTTAGATGAGAAGAAAATTCTTGTCAATACAATTGGTATCAATTCGACAGGTATTAGTCTCTCTAACGGATCATTTACCTATCAAGATCATGGATATAAAACTGGTGATAAAGTATTCTATGAAGCAGCGGAAGTTGCTTCTGGTATAACAACTGGAATTTATTATATAATTCAGGATAGTGTCGATGAGTTTAGACTTGCAGAAACTTTATATGAATCTAATCCAAAAACAGAAAGTGGAGTAAGTATTAGTGCAACTGGTGGTGTTAATCATTACATTTCTGCTATCAATCCACCAATTGATGTTGTAAGAAATAGTGACTTGAAGTTCAACCTTCAGGATACTTCACTCAGAGGATATCAATTAAAGATTTACAGAGACAAGAATTTCACTAATGAATACATCAGTTCCGGAGATTCCAGAGACTTCAATGTAGTTGGTCTTGGTAGTGTTGGTTTTGGTACTGATTCCGATTCTTCACTGACTTTAAATTACTCTAATAATATTCCATCAAGACTTTATTATGGTTTAGAAAAGGGTGGATACATCAGCACTGCGGATACTGAAGTCAAAGCATATTCAGAAATTAGATATGAAAATAGTGAATATAATGGAACGTACTCTGTATTTGGGATTTCAACAACATCATCAACAACAGAGTTTAAAATTTCACCATTTAGGTATCCAAATATATTATCATACAGTAATGATGAATGTGACATTTTAGAATATAATACTAAATCTTCAAATGCACTTAATGGAAGTATTTCTAAAGTAAGAGTTATTTCAGAAGGATTTAATTTTGACAAACTCCCTACATTTGAAGGTGTCACATCTGCTAATGGTATAAATGCCAACATTGTTGGAATATCCACTTCTATTGGTAGAATCAAAAAGAGTAGACTTCGTGATATTGGATATGATTATCCTTCAGATAAAACTCTTAGACCAGAAGCATTTGTACCACCAATTGTCACTGTTGATAATTTAGACACGATTCAAGAAATTGATATTAAGTTTGCCGGTGCAAAATATCTTGCCGATCCAGATGTTATCCTCTGGAATGATACAACTAAGAGTATTGTTAATACAACAACTCTTGTTGCAAAAGCGCCTAATGGATCTATTTCCGAAATCATTCAATTGGCACCAATATTTGGATTAGATTCTGAACCACATAAAATTATTACAATCAATAACTCAAATGGTGTCGGTATCGTTTCGATGGTTAGTGGACCAACTGGAATTGCAACTTGTGTACTTAAAACACCAATTCTTGGATACAATCAAGCACCATTTTCTGTTGATGATAGAGTATTTGTTGAGGGTATTGAAATGTCCTCTCCAGATGGATCAGGATTTAATTCTAGTGACTACGACTATCAATTATTCAAAGTAATACAGTTTGCAAACACTAGTCCAGCAACGTTGACTTTCCAATTAATTGATGCCTCAGGTGTAGGTCTTACAACCAATGCAGGTATTGCCAAGACATATCAATCAGGATATGCAACTCTTATCAATGAAAACATCTATCCACGCATTGATATTAAACAAAATAGGGGAACATTTGTTAAGAATGAACGACTATTTGTTAATAGTGATGGCAATGGATTCCGTTCTGAAGATGTGTTTATTTCTCTAGTAAGAGATGATTATATTAAGTATACTGGAAGATATGATCTCAAAAAAGGTGATATTGTCAAAGGAATTATTAGTGGCGTAATTGCACAAGTAACTAATATTGATAGAAAGAGAGCAAAATTTGTAGTTGACTACTCCTCAAGAATGGAACTTGGTTGGAGTGATGATATTGGCAAAATTAGTGAGGATTATCAAGTAACTCCTAATAATGACTATTATCAGAATCTTTCATACTCAATTAAGAGTCCCATAACCTGGGATGAACTATCTACCCCAGTAAACAGTATTGTTCACCCAGCAGGTCTCAAGAACTTTGCGGATGTTGGTGTAACTTCTATTGGTAGGAGTAGTATTGGTCTTGGTGGAACAACTACAGCAATCGTAATTCTTGATGTAGTTAATGAAAGAAGAGTTGATATTATCAATAACTTCGATAATGCAGTAGATGTTGATCCAAGAGTAAGTCCTGTTACAGGTCTTACGCAGTCAAATGCTCTACAGATTCAAAATAGAAAATTAACAGATTATATTGAGTGTAGAACTAATAGAGTTCTCATTCATGATGATATTAGTAATAAATTTTCTAGTAGAGGATTTAAAGATACTTTCGTTGAAATTGAAGAAATAGATTTTGTAGAAAACCATGTAAGGTATGTAATACAAATTGCCGATCCAGATAGTAAAGATGTTCAATTATCCGAATTAGTTGTTCAATCAACTACCAATGATATTTTTGTATTTGAGAAGTACAGTTCATTTACATCTACCAAACTTGGAGACTTTAGTGCAAATATTGATAGTTTTGGAAGAAAAACTCTCATTTTTACTCCAACAGATGCTTTTGAAACAGATCATGATATCAAAATCCTCAAAAAATCATATCTTTTCCAAGCACTTCCTCCTGGAAACTCGGGTATTGGTACTCAAGCAATTGGTTCTGTAAATCTTATCAGTTCCTTTGTCGGTCTTTCTAGTGTATCCGGTGGTAATGATATTGGAACACTTGCAGAATTCAATGATAATAATTTCAATGGATTATTTGCAAATATTGAGATTTCAAATAGATTTAGTGGAGAAACTAACTATGTCGAAGCTACAATTGATTTTGATGGAACTGATACTTATGTAAGTGAATATTATTTTGATCATACTACACAGTCATATAGTGCATCAAATGTTGGACTTGTAAGTGCAATTTACGATGCTAATTCAGGTATTGTTTCTGTACGTGGTCGTAACTTTGATCAGGTTGATGCTTTTGACTACAGAACACATATTGTTGGATTTGGTAATACAACAACTGGAATTGGAACATATAGATTCCTTCTCAATAATCAACCTGCAGGAACAGAAAGAAGTGCAAGATTAGAATCGACTATTGGATTTGGTACTGATATAGTAAGAGTTGGAACTTTTGATAGCAGATTCATTTCTGCAGCGGCAGCAATCGTTCGTGTTTCTGCTGGAACAACATCAGCAATTCATCAAGTCAATATTCTTTCAAATTCGAGAACTAGTGAAGTTACTGTCACTCCTGGACCATTTGCACCAGTTAATAATGTTACTGGTCTTGGTACATTTGGTGGAGAGATTAGTGGTAATGAATTCTATCTTAATTTCTATCCAGATTTGGGATACGATATAGAGGCACAAGCATTTAGTGAAGTCTTCTATAGAGAGATGGACTTTGATAATCAAGCAAATTCACTTTCATATGGTCCAACTGAACAGTTGGTATTCCTCTCTGCATTTGATGGACTTAATGGTTTGAGAGCAAATAGAACTAACTTTACACTAACTCATGAAGGTAAACCAATTTATGTGAAGACATTTGACCCCACAAATACTGTTGATATTAATTATTCAACAGGTGTATTCACATTAAGAGATCATTTCTTTAATACTGGAGAAGAATTGATTTATAGACCAACTTCGACCTTTATTGGCATTGGAACACAACCAATGGGAATTGGTGCAACTGTAAACCATCTTGGTATTGTAACAGATAAACTACCAGATAGAGTTTATCCAATTGCCCTAACTCCAGATACATTTAAATTATCAACAACACCACAGTTCGCTACTGCAGGTATATCCGTTACCTTCACTGATGCAGGAATCGGAAATGCTCATGAATTAGAATTTACTAAGAAGTTGAGCAAAACTGTCATCGCTATTGACGGTATTGTACAACAACCAATAACATTTACCCCAATTAATCACAAACTTGATTTTAATAGTGGAGGAATTTCTGTAGGTATTTCAACATTTAATATTACTGGTATTTCTTCTGTTCAACCAAGAGATCTTCTGAGAGTTGATGATGAGTATATGAAGGTTGTTGAAGTTGGTCTTAGTACAAATATTGGTGGTCAAGTTCTTGGTCCCATTAACGGTCTTATTGCTGCTGGTGTTGCTGCAACATTCCCAACAGTCTCTGTACAGAGGGGTGCTGTTGGATCTGCAGCGACATCTCACATTGACGGATCAACCGTTCAAATCTATAGAGGTGCTCTCAATATTGTTGGAAATGAAGTTCACTTTATTGATCCACCAAAAGGCAATAATAGAGCAAGAAGAAACGAAAGCAATCTTCCATATGTAACTGCACAATTCTCTGGAAGAACTTTCCTAAGATCTGATTATGACACCAATATGGTATTTGATGATATTTCAGATTCTTTTACTGGAATTGGTAAGACATTTACATTGAAAGTTGGTGGTGCAGATACGACGGGTATTGATGCTGGTAACGGTATTCTGTTTATTAATGGGGTATTCCAAACTCCTACAACCGAAAATAATGCAGGAAATAACTATGAAATTGATAATGATGCTACAGTAGGAGTCACTAGTGTAATTTACACAGGCATCACTTCTGTAGATGGATCATTTATTCAATCCGATTTTGATATTAATCAAAATCAACTCCCAAGAGGCGGTCTGATCGTTTCCTTAGGTTCTACTCCTGGTCTTGGATATGCACCTTTACTTGGCGCAGAAATTAAAGTTCTGAAGAATTCTACAGGTCAACTTACAGATCTCATTGGTATCAATACAGTCGGTTCTACAGTTGCTATTTCTACCGCACTTTATAATAATATAACAGGAATCCTTGAAATTGAAACCAACGATTCTCACAATATTTTAGGTGGAGATCTTGTAAAACTTAATAATCTAGAATTTAGTTGTGGTAGCACTGGATATGGCACAACAACCATCTTCCCAGATTATGATTATCCTGTTGATGTTGTCCAGGTAATTTCTGCAACCAAAGTTTCAATCAGAGTGGGTCCATCTACAATTCCACATACTTATGAGACTGGCGGGACTGTTAGAAGATACTTTACCAATAATTTTGGATCTGGATATAGAGAACCAGTTTCTATCGGTATTACAGATCTAGCATACGAACATAAGTTTATTAGATCTGTAAATAATAGTGTTACTGCAAGTAATGGCGGACCATTTACACCAACTAAAGCAGATTACACTTCTCATACAGGTGTATTGAGACTTACTATTCCAAGTCATGGTTTGGATACTACAGATACCATTCAGATTGCAACAGATGGTTTAATCTTTAGTTGCTCGGATGATGACTTCTTTACTGAGCAACCATATCCAAGATCAACTGATCCTGCTGCAGGAGCAACTCTAGGAATTACATCATTCACCACTAATACAATCAGTGTTGGTGTTGGATCTGCTGGTGGCAGTGGAACTGGTGCCGTAGTTGATGCAACCGTTGGTATTGGCGGAACCTTAGCATTCTCAATCACAAATCCTGGTCAGGGATACATCAATCCAGCATTGATTATTCCCGAACCAAACTATGAGAATGTAGAAGTTGTTGGTGTCTCTAGACTTGGTATTGGCGCAACAACTGAAACTGGTAGAAACCTCTTGCTGAATCTTACTGTTGGTGCAGCAGGAACAAGTAATGTTGGTATTGGATCTACACTATTCTTAATTGATAGTTTCAAAATTGCAAGGTCTGGATATGCATTTAAACCTGGTGATATTCTTGAAGCTGTTGGTCTTGTAACAGCAAAAGATTATACTCAACCAATAGCACCTTTCCAACTTGAAGTTGTTGAAACATTTACTGATAGATTCTCTTCTTGGTCTTTTGGTGAAATGGACTATATTGATAGCATCTTTGGTTATCAAAATGGAACTAGAAAGAGATTCCCACTTTATTATAATGGTGAACTCCTAAGTTTTGAATTAGATCCAAATAACCCTCTTTCTGCAAATATTGATCTTGACTCAGTTCTTGTCATCTTCATTAATGGTGTATTGCAAACACCTGGTTATTCGTATCAGTTTACTGGTGGAACTTCATTCTTGTTTATGGAAGCACCTAAGGTAAATGATAAAGTTGATATTTTCTTCTACATTGGTCAAGATGGTGTTGATGTTCTTCAGGTAGAAACCACTGAGACTCTGAAGATTGGTGATGATGTAAGAATGTTGAGACAACCACTAATTTCAACATCTCAAAGTCAAATTAACGATAGGGCAATCACAGAAATTGTAGGATCCGACATTGTAGAAACTAACATCTATAGTGGTCCAGGTGTTGATGATACTAACTTCAGACCATTTGATTGGATTAAACAGAAGAAAGATATCTATGTGAAGGGTGATATTGTTAGTAAGGTAAGACCGGTATTAGAAACTAAGATCTTCCCAACTGCAAAAATTATTGGTGATGTTACTCCAACTTCAAGTGATATCTTTGTAGATAATGCACAATTCTTTGATTATGATGAAATTATTCTGGATCTTAATCAGAATACATTTACATTCGATGCATTTATGATGGAAACTTCAAATGAACCAGTTTCTGCAGCGTTTACTTCCACAGTTTCCATTGCAGGTACTGTCTCCGCAGTAACCATTGACAATGTTGGATTTGGATATACAACTTCTACAATTGATATTAAGTTCTCAGCACCTAAAGAAATAGGTGTTGGTATTGGAACCACTGCAACCGCAACTGCCACCATTTCAAATGGTCAAGTTTCTTCAGTTACAGTTATCAATCCTGGATTTGGATATACAAATACAAATCCACCAAGAATTATTGCAGAACTTCCCACACCCCTATATGAAACTATCAATACAGTTCAAAATGTTCAAGGATTTAGTGGAATTATTACTGGAATCAGTACAACAACCGGTACAGGTGGACACCCACTTGCATTGAAGTTTAACTTCCGCGCAATGAAAGATTATGGCGAAAATGGTGAAGCAAATGTTGCTTCTGATGCACTAGATTTGGTAGCAGGATATCCTATCATGATTTACGATACCACAGTTGGTAATGGAGTTACTTCCGTAAATAGTGGCGATTCTGCAATTGTTGGTATTGGTACGACATTCCTTGATAACGTTTATGTTGTCAACTCAATAACAAGTCTTGCATCAAATGCCGAAATTATTTGTAATATTGATTCTGGTAGTCCTGTAATTGGAATACTCGAAAGCGGCACTTTTGATGATCTTCAGGCAGGATTAACAACTTCTCTTGGAAAACTTTCTTGGGGAAGAATATATAACTATGACAATAGAAGTAATGGAATTTCTATTGGAGTCACTGGTTTGACTGTTGATGCAGGATTATCAACCTTCCCAACTATCCAAAGGAGAGGAAACTTTGGTGAAGGCAAAACTGGAGCAATACGTTCCAGAAAACCACGCGCTGATGGTGTAAGTCTGGAAGCTGATAACAACTTGTCATTCTACATTCAGTAATCTCCTATAAATATATAAAAAAAGATAAAGATGTCAGCAATTGTTACTGATCAATTTAGAATTTTGAATGCCAGTAACTTTGTGGATTCTGTTGAATCCACGAGTAACTCTTACTATATCACAGTTGGTCTACCCAACCCAACTAATGTTGGTTTTGGTAGGACAGTTGCTTGGAATACCAATCCACCAGCCCCAATTGATAGTGTTGCTTATAACAACCATGCGGGTGATCTTGTTTTATATGGTAAGAAGGTAACTTCTGCCAATGTAAGACGATTAGTCCGACGTATTAATTGGGTCTCTGGAAGTAGATATGAAATATATCGTGATGACTATAGTATTACTAGTCCAGCACCTATAACTAATGCATCTAGATTATATGATGCAAATTATTATGTGATGAATGAGGATTATAGAGTTTATATCTGTATTGAGAATGGATCTAGTGGTGATAATCCAAAAGGAAATGTTTCCCAGGATCAACCAAAATTTACAGATCTAGAACCAACTAGAGCTGGTGATAGTGGAGATGGATATATTTGGAAATATCTATTCACTATTCCTCCAAGCGATATTATCAAATTCGATTCTACAGAATATCTTACTGTACCTAATGAGTGGCAAACTAGTACAGAATCTCAAATAAGAACTATTAGAGAATCTGCCGACTCAAGCATAAATGAGAACCAGATTAAGACTGTTTACATTCAAGCATCTGGTCAAGGGTATGCAAATGGTTTAGGACAAGAATTTGACATTATTGGTGATGGTACTGGAGCAAAAGTTAGGGTTGATGTAGAAGGTACTAAAATTACAAACACTACAGTTACTTCTGGAGGAAAAGACTACAGTTATGCATTAGTTGACTTAGGATCAATTAATTCAGGTAGCACTGGTACTCCTGCACATTTAATACCTATCATTCCTCCATCGAAGGGTCATGGATTTGATGTATACACTGAATTGGGTACTGATAAAGTTCTTGTTTATGCAAGATTTGACGATTCGACAAAAGATTTTCCAGTTGATACAAGTTTTGCACAAGTTGGTATCGTAAAGAATCCAACAAAAGTTGGAACTAGTGATGTATATCAAGAAAATACCTTCTCTGGATTAAGTTCTTTCAAATTTTCTTCAATTACAGGAACACCAAAAATTGGAGAAAAGATTGAACAGGTTGTTTCTAGTGGAACTGGAAAAGCATTTGGTTATGTTGCATCATATGATCTTGAGACTAAAGTTTTGAAGTATTTTAGAGATAGATCTCTTTTCTACAATCAGACAACCTTCAATCAAAGAGATTATGCAGGTATATCTACAAATGGTAGACCATATGATTTTGAAGCATCATCAAATGTAATCAGTGGTAATGTATCTAATTTTTCCGCTTCCATCGATACTGGATTTGCAGGAATCACAACAAACCCAACAGGAACAAAGTTAATTAATCTTGGTGTTGACTTCACCAGTGGCATGGCAGTTCCTGAAATAAATAAAGGGTCAGGAGAATTAATTTATCTCGACAATAGATCTAGCATTGCTAGAAATGCCCGCCAAAAAGAAGACCTCAAAATTATACTGGAATTTTAAAAAATGCCACAAAAGACGAATTTAAACGTAAGTCCTTATTATGATGATTTTGATAAGGCAGATAATTTTTACAAAGTTCTGTTTAAACCGGGGTACCCTGTTCAGGCTAGAGAATTATCAGGTCTTCAATCGATTCTGCAAAATCAGATAGAATCCTTTGGCAGTCATATGTTCAAAGAGGGTTCCATGGTGATTCCTGGAGGAATCACTTGTGATAATGCCTTTACTACGGTTAAGGTTAATGGAGACCACTTAGGAATTGATATTACAGTATATTTGGATGCTGTTGTAAATGCAAATAACGGTAAGGGATCCAAGGTAAAGGGAGAAAATTCGGAGATTGTCGGAACAATTAAAGGATATTTACTTCCCCCCGAAGAAGGTGTTGAAGAAATTACACTATTTGTTAAGTATCAAGATGGTGGCGTTGATGGTACAAGTTTTGAGTTTGAAGATGGTGAGACACTAATCCTTCAAGAGAATATAACGTATGGAAATACTTCTATTGTCTCTGGCGATACTGTCTTCACAGTTAATTCAGTAAATTCGACAAATACCGGTTATTCTGTCGGTGTAGCAGAAGGTGTATATTTTATTAGAGGAACTTTTGTTGATGTTCCAAACGCACAGATTGTTCTTGACCCCTTTGACAATAAACCATCTTTCAGAGTTGGATATGATATTATTGAGGAAATTGTAAATGCAGATCAAGATCCAAAACTAAATGATAATGCAAAAGGTTTTACTAACTATGCTGCACCAGGTGCAGATAGATTAAAAATTCAACTTAAATTAACTAAAAAACAACTCACTGATAACGAAGACACTAGTTTTGTTGAGTTAGTAAGAATTGATGAAGGTGAAATTAAAAAGTTACAGAATAAATCAAATTATAATTTAATTAGAGATTACTTTGCAAAGAGAACTTACGAAGAATCTGGTAATTATGCTGTTGATAGTTTTATTGTAGATGTTGTTGACACTTTAAACAATGAGACTGGCAACGGAGGTCTCTTCAGAGAGGACGAAGTAACGGATGAGGGGAATACACCTAGCGACAATTTAATGGGCGTTAGAGTGTCTGCTGGCACTGCCTACGTTAAAGGATATGATATTGATCTTGTTGGTTCTAGTATAATTGATGTAGAAAAACCAAGAACTACTAAAACAGTAGGTGGTGCGCTAATTCCATTTGCTCTTGGAAGCTTAGTAAGAGTAAATAATGTCAATGGAACACCATATTTAAATATTGGTGACGCTGCAGCAGGTGGTGCAAATACTACCAACACTAATATTATTGAATTATACTCCGAAAGGAGAAATGCATCAGGCAATACCAACACTGCTAATGCATCTGGTGCCGGATTATCAACTAAGGTTGGTGAGGCAAGAGTTTATTGGTGGGGTGTGACAGATGATTCTTATAAAGATGGATCAACTAATTGGGATTTATATCTCTATGATATTCAAACATATACAAAATTAACTTTAGCAAACGCATATACCACTGGTGACGTACCTGTTACTTCGTATATTAGAGGTTTGTCTAGTGGTGCTACAGGGTATGTTTCGGTTATTGCAACCAATGATTATAGTCTTACTCAGACTTCGGGAAGATTTTTAATTGGTGAGCAAGTAATCATCAATGAGAATCCCAAATTTAAGACTGGTATCACAGGGATGGCAATCTATGATACGTCTGATATTAAATCAGTATTCCAAGATTCTAGCGGATTAAATAGTGCTTTACTCACAACTTTCGTTGCAGATACTGTTCTTTATGAGCAAGAACTTGAAAGATTTGGTGTAAAGGATCAGTTAGTTATCAGTGGTAGTAATACCGGCAAAGTTTCTGGAAGAAACTTTCAAGATGGTGAGGGTGGCATTAAACTTGGCAGTATAATTAAGTACCAAACAGGTGGAGATCCAAACTTTAATGTTGTAAATGCAATCCGTGCTGATGGAAGTGCAGTAACTTTAGGGGCAGCACCAACTGCCGTTGGTGGTGTAAACAAAAGTAGTGTGGATAATGGTCAATATAATTTCTCCTTGATGGTTCCAAGAATCCGTCAATATGGATCAAACGGTCTCTACGCAACAATGCCAGTAGAGAATACTGCAACTGTTGACCTAGCAAATGCTGATCTCACAATTACAAAACAGATTACAGGTAAGTCTGTTACAAGCAATAGTCTTACTTTAGAAGTTGCTGATGCTGTAGATGTAAGTGCAGGAATTACTAGTGTATTCTTTGAATCATTTGATGCTGAGAGATATACAATTACTGATAATAATGGATCTCCAATTGCACTTAATAGTGGAAACTTTACATTAGGTGCTAATGGCAACTCTGTAACTTTCAGTGGTCTTGCTAACGGTGCAGTTACTGTCCAGGCGACTCTAAAGAAAAGAGGTGTAACTAATAAAACGAAGGATTTTGCAAGATCAAATAAGGTATCAATTGTTAAAACTATTGGTGCAACTTCAACAGTTGGTCTCACAACTTCTAAGTTCTATGGAACTAGAATTGAAGATGCCGAAATTTCACTAAACGTACCTGATGTTGTAAATGTACGTGCAATTTACGAATCAACTAATACTGCAGCACCTGTTCTTGATAAGTTAACTTTTGCGACTGGTCTTTCTTTAGATCAGAACGCAATTATTGGCGAAAAAATTGTAGGAAAAGATAGTAGAGCAGTAGCACAAGTTGTAAATACAACTGCAAATAGTATTGATTATGTAAAACTGAATACTAATAATTTCTCTGTTGGAGAGTCTGTCAAGTTTAAAAATTCTGCCATCGAGAGTGTAATTCAAGAAATAACACCAGGTAGTTACAGTGACAGAACTGCAAACTATAGATTAGATAAGGGTCATCGTCATCAATTCTGCGACTATTCTAGAATTATCAGAAGAAAGGGTAGTGCAGTACCTTCTAAACAACTGCTAATTATATTTGATTCATATAAAGTTGGATCAAATAATACTGGCGATATTTTCACTGTAAATTCTTATTCGCAGGATAGGTTTACTAGTGATATCCCAACATTACCAAATGGTTTGCGATGTTCTGATCTCTTAGACTTCAGACCTAGAGTTAAGGAGTTTGATCCTTCTACAAATGCGTCTCCATTTGCATTTAGTATTAGACAGTATGAATACAATTATAAGTATGTTGTTTCTCCAGATGAAACTTCATTCTTAGGGTATAGTTACTATCTGCCTAGAATTGATTTAGTTAGCATTAATCGTCTGGGTGAAATTGAAGTTGTTAAAGGAGAACCTGCTGACACTCCTCAGGCACCAGTTCTCACAGATGATGCAATGGAAGTTGCACAAATTCTGTTACCTCCATATTTGTATAGTGCAACCAAGGATCCTAAAATTCTACTTCGTGATAATAGAAGATTCACGATGCGTGATATTGGAAAACTTGAGGATAGAATTGAAAATCTAGAAGAAGTAACCAGTCTATCTCTTCTCGAACTGAGTACTAAGACATTAGATGTAACTGATGCCAATGGTCTTAGTAGATTTAAGAGTGGATTTATTGTTAGTGACTTTAGAGATAAGTCATTGATGGATCCTCGTCTGTCAACAGTGGATATATCAAAAGAAGGTGCTATGTGTATTGCACCTGTTGATTTCTGGTCTATGGCAGCAGAATTGGCATTAGACCCAGGAATTGATGTTGCGACAACAGATCTTAGTCAAAATCTTAAACTATTAGATCCAAACATCCAGAAAACTGGAGATCTTCTTACGCTCAAGTATGAAGAAGTAGATTGGTTGAATCAACCACATGCTACCAATGTTGAAAATGTAAACCCATTTAATGTTATTGTTTTTGTTGGTGGTGTTGTTTTAGATCCAGCATCTGATAACTGGGTTAGAACAATTTATATTGATGACCATAGAACCGAATCAACAGGTGCTAATTGGAAGCAAGAGGCAACAGTAACTAGAGATGTTGATAAGAAAACTGAGTATGTCACTTACAAAAAAGGCGGTGGTAGAGGAGAAAAGAAGAAAAGAGCATTTACAACAACAACAATTACAACCAAAACTAAGTTTAAACCAAAACTTAAAGGACCATCAAGAGAGTTTAATTATGTTGAAGATGTAAAAATTTCTGGTGAAGCAGATCCTTGGATGCGTTCAAGAAATGTTTTCTTTGCTGCTAATGGTCTGAGACCATACTCTAAGCACTATTTGTATCTTGACAGTCAGCAAGTTGATATTATTCCAAAGGTATGTGAAATTGAAATGCAATCTGGAACCTTTAGAATTTATGAACATGCAGATGTTTTTGATTCTACTGGCAGAAAGATTGGTGTGATGAGAATCCAAAAACCAAATCATAAGTTTGGTGATAAATCGAGACCGGACATTGGTGCTGGATTGGGTTCTCCTGCAGTTTATGTTGAAGAATATCAGGTTGATCCATATGATAGAAATAGACCTGGACCAGGAGATACATATTCTCCAACATCTAAACTTATCAACTTTGGTGTAAGATGGCTTGCAAATCCAACAGCACCATTCTATGGTTATGTTGAAAAAGGCGCTAAAGTAGTTGGAAAGACTAGTGGAGCAGTTTGTACTATTACCAGAGCAGAATTAGTTTCTGATAACTGGG